GGGATATGAATTTGGCTACAAAATAATGCAGGAAGTAGAGGATGGATATATGCATAATTTAAGAGCCGAATTAGAAGGAATTGCTAATGGGGATGAAAATGAGCACATATTAGAAGAATTAAAATACTAAAATATGAAATTAATTTTAAAAGGAGAGGTGATAGATACCAAATTGACTTTTACTAATGAGGGCACCGGGCTTAAAGGATATGTAAAAGCGTCTTACGAAGCATTAGTAAATACTTTTGGTGAGCCGGATATAATAAATGGAAGTTATATGACGGGCTATAAAGTAGACGCCGAATGGATTATGGGCACAAAGTTTGGAGCGGTAACTATATACAATTATAAAGACGGAAAGAATTATAAAGGAGAGAAGGGCTTAGACATCGCAGACATAACCGATTGGCATATAGGAGGATTTGACGCCAGAGTTGTAGGAGTAATTGAAAGAGCTTTGATTAGTAAATAGATTGACAGGTTGGCGGAACCTTTTAAAACCGCCGTTTAATTTGGTCTTAGAGAAACCAATAAAATTTTAAGGATAAATAAAATTAACCGAAACTAATATTCCATCCTCACATCTTTTTTTTTCAATTTTATAAACCTTTTTTATTCCGACGACCAATCTTTTTTTAACCCCTATATTTTTTTTCAACTTTTTTATAACTTATATGAACCTATTTCATATTTTATCCACACTTGATTAAATCGCCATTTTATACTATAATACAAGTATGCCTATCAAAAAAAGAAAAAGAATCTCGCCAATGCAAAAAAGGGTTGCTACTAACCTAATTGATAATTCACTTAAACTAAAGTTTAGGACAACTTTAGATTTGTTGGTGGATGCTGGTTATACTGCTAAAAACGCTATGGCTAACGCTAAAGATATTATAACATCTCAAGGAGTCGTTCAGGCGTTAGCTGATATGGGGTTTACAGAAAGCTTAGCAAAAGCAACTATTGCTAATATAATGGTGAACGGTAAAGAAGAAAACAAATTGAGAGCATCTGAAAATATATTAAAGGTAGTAGGAGCTTATGCCCCAGAAAAACATATTAACGTAAATATGAGTTACGCTAAATTAGTAGAACAATTAAATAATGAAGCTAAGGAATAGGTATAAGAAACCAACCGATGGAGTATTAGAGAGGGGCTATCCACATAGAAATCATAATAGAAATAAAAAGAAAAGAGTTAATTTAAAAAGTAGGAAGCTCAAACATTATAAAGCGAACAAAGAAGATAAATGGGAGACGTATACTATTTAAAATTAAAGTGTGCTTATTGTAAAAGAATGAATCCGAAAAAAGATAAGACTAATCAATATCTTCAAGAGGATTATGTTTATTATGCTGAGAATTGTGGAGTAACAACATTTAAGTGTGATTTTTGTAATAAGGTTAATAAAATAACCCAAGAATTTAAAACTAAAAAGATATGAAAACATATTTTGAGTTAAATGATTTGAATAGAGAAATTATGAATCTGTCTAATGATAACAACAAAGCAGTTAAACAGTTTAGAGATAAGTGGAACGATATGTATCCTAATGAACAAATAGTTAAGTTAGGAAAAATAATAGAGATTAATCCAGATAAAGGTAATTTAGTTAAGTTTGAAGCCGAGGTTAATATAATTAAATAAGAAATGAAATCTAAACTTTCACCATTAGAACAATTAGTTAAAGAAAAAGGAAACAAATTAGATGTATTAAATGGAGCTTATGGAGATTATAATGTACCTCCAGGAGTTATAGTGGAAACATTCTATCCAGAAACAGGTGGAACATTTACTAGATTATTTGGTTGTTCGTTTCTATATAAGAATTATGCTACAAAAGAGCTAATGTCTATATTAGATGTAGCTAAAGCAACCTTGTTAGCCTTTGTACAACTTTTAAATAACAAAGTTATCCAATTATATATAGGAATACTATTTTTGTTTGATAGAGGGGCTTTTAAGCGATTAATGAAAAAAGCATTAACGCTTTACTTAAGAATAACTTATAGACCACTAGAAAAACATATTTTAGAACTAAATAAATGTTGTAGGGTAGTTAGAGAGTTAGATAGAGTAATACTTGAAGCTATGAACCAGCCAGGTGTTGACGAAGAATTATGGGGATTGCTTTATCATTTAAAAAATATAGCTCTAATGGTAATAGAGTATGATAACGCTTACAGAATAAGAATACAGGATGTTTTATCTGAACTAGATATAAACAAATTATATTTTGACCCTAAAAAGGAAGTTGAGAGATTATTTGATATATTGATTGAAAGAGAAGAAGTTATTCATATGAAAGTGAAGTGGAAAAAGATTAAAAAAATTATATCTTTACTTAATTTTAGTGAAGTCCATTATGCTTTATCTGGATTGAATCTTGAAGAAATAAGATTAGACCCAGCAGACCATTATTTTTCACTTATGTTAAGTAGTTATAATACTAATGGAGCTATCTTAGATGATAGAGTTGCTTTGAAGAGACGAATCGACGAAGCACAAGGTCACAATATACCAAACTTTAAAAATGCCGATGAGGAAGGGTTATGAATTATTAGGTTCTTTGTTCGGAATTGGAATATATGTTAGAGTTGGTGCTTCGATATTTGACAAAACTTTAAAAGAATATTTAAGCTGTGATAAGAACTTTATTGCAACAAAAAATAAACGTAAAAAAATAACTAAAACAAAATTATGACACAACAAGAAATAGAGGTATTAGTAGAGTTAATTAAAAAAGAGAAAGCTAAGAAGGTAAAGCCTAAGACGGATAGGCAGTTAATTGAAGACATACTTGCGAGAGTTAAAAAGCTAGAAGAGAAAGATAATACTATTTCAACTCCTTATGTTCCTTGGAGTCAACCTATGTATTTATGCGAACATTCACATACAGGATTTAATCCAGGAAGTTTTTAAATACAAATGCCTATAACTGAAAAACAAGCATTAGAAACAATCAAAAATAAAAATTGGCGATTGTCTCATTTATATAAGATTAGAACTAAAGATAGAAAATTAATTACTTTTGTTCCAAATAAACCTCAGGCTCATTATTTAAAAAATGAGTCAATTAGAGATGTTATATTAAAAGCTCGTCAGTTAGGATTCACAACTTTAAAATTAATTGAGTATTTAGATGATACTATTTTTACACCAAACACTGTAACAGCTATCTTAGCACATAAAAAGATGAAAGTAGAAAAGATATTTGAGATTGTAAAATTAGCTTATGAGAATCTTCCTCCACTATTAAAACCTAAAGTTAGTTTTGATAATAGAAACGAATTATATTTCCCAGAAATTAATTCTAAAATTTATGTAGCATCTGAAACTCGTTCTGAAACAGTATTTAATTTGCATATATCAGAATTTGACTTTATGAGAAGACCTGAAGAAATCTTATTAGCTGCTTTAGAATCTGTTCCTGAAGATGGTGGTAGAATTTCAATAGAAAGTACTGCTAATGGTATAGGTCAATTATTTCAAATATGGAATGACCCGGAAACAGAATTTAAAAAACATTTTTACAACTGGACGTGGGATGACACTTATCGTTCTAAGACTGATAAAACAATGGAAGAATTAAAATCTCGTTATTCTGTTTTAGCTAAAGAGTATGCTTTAATTCCAGATATTGTTAAAGTTTTAAAAATAGATAAAGAACAATTAGCTTTTTATCTAAGAAAAATTAATCGTCATAAAATAAAAGCTAAACAAGAGTATCCAAGTATCGATAGAGAAGCTTTTATTTCTTTTGGTAGGAATGTGTTCGGAGAAAGTATTCTTCAGAAACATACTGAACTTCCACCAATAGAAGTTAAGTGGGGTAATTTAAAGATATGGGAACAACCAATGAAAGGATTTAAATATGTTATGGGAGTAGACACATCAGAAGGATTAGGTAAAGATAATTCTGTAATTGAAGTTTTTAATGCTCATACAGGTTTTCAAGCAGCTGAGTTAGCAGATAACAATATAAGTGCTGGAGACTTGGCAGATTTTGCTAGAAATATAGGTTTGTACTATAATAAAGCATTTATAGTTCCAGAAATTAATAGTAGTGGTATTAGTTTTGTTGATAATATTAAAAAAGTATATTATAATATATACCAAAGAGAGTCTTTTGACAGAAGAAATAATAGAACGAAATCATTAGGGTGGAGAACAACAGGAACAAGTAAGCCATTATTAGTAAATGATTTAGTTAGATTCGCAGATGATAAAGATATTATAATCAATTCGAAAGAAGCTCTTAATGAAATGAAAACTTTTGTTAGGACTGATGAGATTGATAAGAAAGGATACGGAGCGGAGGGTTCTGCAAAAGATGATAGAGTAATAGCAATTGGATTAGTAGTTCAAGGAATCAAAGGAACACCTTATATGAGAACTCCTAAATCATTAGCACAAAAAAGACAAGAGTTATATTATTGTAGTGAAAATAAAAATAGACAAAAATTATATTCGCGAAAAAATAAATTATATTATAGCATAAGAACAAAAAATGGTATCAAAAAATATTAAGCCAAAGAAAAAGGAGAAACCTGTAGTTGCAGGATATAATCCACAAGGAGACGAGCAAGAGGTTTTTGATAATTTTACAGACAGAAAACAAGAGCTTTTAAAATCACGTAAAAATGTTTACGGAATCAATATCGATGAACAAATGCGAAGATTCGATAACGATTATTTTAATAGAGTAGCAGACATCCCACCATCAGAACTTGACCCTAATCAACAACCAGTAGCAATTAATAATGCTTTTGGTAAGATGCAAACAGCATTAAGTATCTTGATGGTAAACAATCCAGATTACTTAATGGACGAATCAGAGGAAAAATATTCTGCTAACAGAGAATTAATGAAAGCATTGATGAAGAAGTCTTGGAAACGTAGTGGAAGTTTCTATCAATTTTTATTAATGACATTCAATACAGCTAAAAGAGGTTGGGGTGTTGGTAGAACATATCATAGATTTATTCAGAATGAAGCTAGATTCTTGGCTGGATATGACAAGAAAGGAAAACCTCAATATGAAACAAGGAAAGTAACTAAAATGGATGAAATTGGTTTACTTGCTTTAGATAACTTAAATACTTGGATTGATGAAGAATCTAGGCCATATGATTTCTTTAGTACTCGTGATTGGATGTGGAGAGAGGTTTGGAGTATCAGTAAAGTAAAAGAAACGTTCCCAGAAAAAGAATACCCAAATATGGAGTTTGTTTCAGAGGGTGGTAACGTTCAAGAAACAATTGATGGAGATACTAAAATTGGTGGTGGTTCAACAAATGCTTCTAAATCTCAAAAGAAAGGAATGACAGAATTATTCTTTTATGAGAATCAATATAGAGATGAATTTATCGTTGAAGTAAATGGTATAATGGTTGTTTGGGAACCTTTACCACAAGACCATAAGAGATTGTCGTTAGCTTTAATTCCTGGTTGGAACTTAAGAGGTGCTGATACAATTTATAATATTGGTATTATTGAAGAAATGGAAACCAATGAATTATTAATTGATAGGATTCTTAATATGACATTAAGACAACTTCTATTATCAATCGCTCCAATGGGATTCTATTCTGGAACAGAAGATATGGAGAATGAGAATATGAAAATTGAGGCTGGTGTATTAAAGAGAATGTTGAATCCTAACGATATAAACTTCTTAAAAATTCCTGGTCCTGGAACAGAAGGAATGAATATGGTGGAATGGTTAGAAAATCACGAAGATTCAGATACAGGTATAACTAAAACATTAGAAGGAGATATAGCTAACTTTAAAGCTTCTGACAAAGTTTATGCAATGTCAGCAAGTAGAGAAGCATCTTTGAAGAGATTAAGTTTACCTTTGAAGGCTATGCAGTATTGTCTTGATTGGGAAAGTAGAAATAGGTCAGATTTAATAAAACAAGTATATTCAGTCTTTGATGTTGAGCATATAGCTAATGAAAGTGATATACTAGCTTACTTAGAAGAGGTTGGAAAAGACCCTACTTTTTACTTTATAGAAAATGAAGGAATTCCAGGTGAAGAGAAATTTTATAAAAATAAATTTAAAGAGTCTAAACTTAATATAGAACAAGATGAATCAGGAAAATTTATAGAATCTGAAAATGAAAAATTCTTTAAAATAAAACCTGAAAGATTATCTTGGGAGGGTGATATCTGGGTAGATATTGATAAAATATTAATATCATCTGAAGAACTTGAGAAATTAGATACAATTAGAATGACTAATATTCTTACTCCATTATTAGAACAAGACCCACGGATTATTGGTAAAGTAGTTAAGCAAATCTTGTTAGCCTTTAACAAAGACCCTAAGAAATGGTTGCCAGATGAATGGTTAGTTGAATTATATCCTGTTCGTTTTGCTGAGATGAAACAAAAAATGAGTTCACCAAAAACAGTTCCTACTCAAACAACAGAACATCAGAATATATCTAAAACAGATACTAGACCTCCAACAATGACAAATCAATTAATTCCAAGAAAATAATAAAAATTTGTTAATATAATGATTAGCGATAAAGAATTAAAAGTTAAATGTCGTAATTTAATTAATGAATATGAAGATATATTACTTTATATAGTTGAACAAAAAGAACAGCAATTAGGAAAAGGTATAGCAAAAATTAGAGATAAAGATACATTAAATTTACTTAGAAAAGTTTCTTTCCAGCAAGGATTAGCCGAAGGTGGTAGAGCTTATTTAGCCGAAATTTATAAACTAACTAAAGACTAATGGAAAAGAAAAGTGTAAAAATTCCAATGAAGGATGGTAAAATTACAACATTTACTCCTTTTTACGAAAAGTCAAAAGACGAAGATGTTTTTTGTAACGTAGTGAGTGTTAAAATTGATGGCAAAGAATATTTCTTTAATTACTTAGACTTACAACTTTTTTGTTATATGGTCGGCAACGAGGAACAAAGAATGAAATTAGCTAACTTTCAATTAAGAAAAGTAAGAGAAATACCTTATGATGTAGAATTTAAATTAACTACTGCAGAGAAGATAAGTGGTATAGCTAAAAGAAGGATTTCATTATCAGTTGACGAAGCTTTACTCCACGTTAAAAAGAACGAAAAGTTTAAAGGTATGGTCAATAATCAAATAGCTGATTTGTCGAAGACAGCAAAGATTTGATTATTTATTAAAAATATATTATAATATATACAATGGAAAACAAAAAACCAAAAAAAGAAACAAAACTTAGTATTGAGGAAATTGTATCTCAAGGCTTTGATGGTATAAAAGAAAAACTTACTGGTATTGAGAAACGTTTAGACGATAATGATAAAAAAATAGAAACAATTACTACTGGTAAAGATGAAAGATTTAAATCAGAAGCCAAACTTGAAGATATTAAGTCAGCAGAGGCTGGTAGAGAGGGTGTAGACAAAAGAATAGTTAAAATTGTTGATGATATATTAGGAAAAGACTTCGGTATCGAATTTGGAAAAGCAGAAGGGTTAGGTATGAAATTAACAATTATTGTTCCTGAGAGATTATCTTTAGTTCCTAATTCAGAAAGACCTACTAAAGACGAACAAGGAAAATACAAACGTGACCCTAACGATAGAATAATAAATGAAGTATATAAACCACAAGACAGACGAAGTAGGTCAATGGCTACAGGTAGTGATTTCGGAATTGTAAGAAAACATTGTGAAAAAGTATTAGCAAATATTGTTTCGACATATAATAAGTTACATAAGCCATTACCAGAATTTAAAATAACAAGATACAATTAATATGACATTCAAAATAAAAAATAGTTTAATTTCAGGTTTCATTAATTGGTTATCAATACAATCATTAAAAGGTTCATATAGCAGGTCAAGAACTAGATTTGTTAAAGTTCTACAAGCTAGAGTAAAAGAGTATAAAGATTTTTTACTTGAGTTGGTTGAGAAGTATGTAGAGAAAGACGAAAAAGGAAAAGTTAAGATAGACAAAGTAAATAACTACATATTTAAAAACGATAAAGACAGAGAAGCTTATATAAAAGAAAGCAGTGAATTAATGAGTGAAGAATTCTTATTAGATATTACCGACGCTAATAAAAAAGATATTGATGTTGTTAAGAAAGTTACAATAGAAACAGATTATAAGTTTGGTCCAGAAAAAGAAATGAGTACAGAACAAATTATTTTTTCAAGTAGATTAGCAATGGAATACAACGAGTGGTGTGAAGCATTAGAACATATTAAATAAACAGTCGACAAATTATAAATCCTGAAACTGGAGGTCGCTTCTCCAAGTTCTAAAATAAGCAGCAAGTGTTATGGCAGAAGATAAAAAAACACAACAGGTAATCTCGGATAAGGTTGAACCAACTTTATCAAATGAAGCTATTGCCGAGCTTCAAGAGCAAGTCAAGGTATTAAATGAAAAACACGCAAACCTTAATCAAGGTATTGCTGGATATCGTGACGAAACTCAAAAAAGCAAAAAACAGGTGGAGGACTTAGAAAAACAAATCGCTGAATTTAAAACTAAGAAAGAGTCTAAAGAAGATATTAATTTATCTACTGAAGACCAAAAGAAGTTCGATGCAATTATCAAGAAAAAAGGACTTGTAACAAAAGAAGAACTTACTAAACAAAAACAGGCTGATATTCAAAAATCACAAAAGGATATGATGAGAACAGCATCTGATGCTTTTCTTAAAAAACATCCTGAGTTTGACGATGATGAAGCTTGGACTGAAGTTAATAAGTTATTTATTATGTACAAAACTCCGACTACAGTTAAGGGTTTTAATGATATTCTGGGTAGAATATACAAAGAACTCTCCAGTAGTACTGATGATAGTGCGAACAAACTTAGGGCTAAGTTAGCAACTAAGAGTCGACTTTCACTTGGTGGAGGTAGTCAGAAAGGTAGCGAAAGCAAAACCACTGAAGACCTTCAAAAGAAGTATCCAAATCTATCAAAAGACCAAATCGAAACTCGAGAAAAAGAGCTAGACAAACTTTTGAAGGATTAAATATAAAAATGTTTAAAGTTTCAAGTTTATCTCCAAACATTCCTGCTTTGGATTATACTGCTGACGCTTCAATAGCATATACTAACGGAGACTTACTTTATAGAAACACATCCAACGGCGAAGTCGTTGCTGCTGCTTCTACAACTGTAAGTACTGTTAATATCGAAGCTATTTGTCAGTCAACTGAGACTACAGCTGCTTCTAGTCCTACAATTAGAGCTATCCCTATCGTAAGTGGTATGTTAGTGGAAGCCGATTGTGATTCTAGTACAGCTGCTAACCAACTTAATAAAGCTCACCTTATCAATGATACAGGTGCTACAGTTATTAATACGGACACTCACGTTGGTACAAGCGCTGCAGTTTTCATCGCATTGAAAATTATTGGAGCAACAACAGACAAAAAGTTATTAGGATACTTTGTTAAAGTTGGACAAGTTACTGCATAGTAACAGTTCATAATAAAATACAATGTCTAATATACCTTTTGACATCAACTCTGCTTCAGACTTAGTAGATTTATCTATCCAAAAAATTTGGATTAAGTCTGGTTCAGATTTAACAGAGTACCACAAAAAATTCTACAACGTCGAAGCAGTTAAAGACTATATGGTAAAAGATTCATCTCTTACCTCAATTTCAACCTTTAGTAAAATCCCAGAGAATGGAAACATTCCTGCCGATTCTCCTTATCAAGGTTTTGATAAAACTTACACACAAGCTTATTTTAGTGGAATGTTAAGAATTACCAGAGCAATGTGGAGGTACGGAATTTCAGCTCGTAAGTTACAAGATTTAACAAACGAATTGAGAAAGGACGCTATTAGGTTTAAAGAGAACGTATTAGCTGGACCAATTATCAATATGGCTTCAACTTCTTATACTGACTCTAACGGTAAATTTAGCTTTACAGTTACTAACTCTGGTGGTGATGCATCAGCTCTTAAAGCAACCGACCATACTCGTGAGGATGGTGGAAGCGATTGGGCAAATGAAATAACAGATGGTACAACCTCTGATATGGATTTTGATTACGATGCATTAAAAGCTGCTAGAAAAGTAGCTCAAGCAATTTTAGGTGGAGTAGGTGAGAAATTGGATGTGTCAATTGATACACTTCTTTGTAAAAAGGAGAGTTCAG